GTAGCTGCGCTGATATCGAGAGCTAGAGTTAAGGCATCACTAGCATCAGTTAGGGAACCAGTAGCAGTTGCCAATCTTTGATAAGCGGGGCGAAGTTGATCGTCAGCAATTCCGTTGGCTAGGGATAATTTAGTAATTTGCTTTTCAACCGCCGATATTTGATCCTCGGTAGCGCCGGTGACATTCTTGAGAGCATTAGCTAATCTGAGTTGCGCAGCTTCATCTTCAATGGCCGCCTTAACGCCATCGATTAATAACTTGCCGGCATAGGCGGCAGCAGCAGCCGCAGCAGCAGCGAAAGCGGCAGCCGCGACTTTGCCAAACTTTTCTAATTTACCGCCAAAGCCTTCGACTTCTTTCGAGCCGGTATCTAAATTCTTTTTAAGATTATCTACATCAGCAAGGATGGAAAGTTTAAGGGTTCTATTACCGGCCATTAGTCATCCCACTTCTTGAGTATTTCGCTAAAAGCATCTTCCCATTTTCTCACTAATTCAGGCTGAATTTTGCGAAGGGTTGGGTAAATAAAGTAGCCAGAGTTGCCGCGTCCTTTTGTCGGAGTTCGGCGAGGGAATTGTCGATAACGATTAGATCCGAATTCAAGACCCGCCCAGAGTATTTGTGTTGTGCCACCACCAGAAAAGCGCTGAGAGGCAAAGCCGTAAGAGAATTCTCCGATTTTACTTGATTTGGATACCCGAACCCCGTCAGCGACTCGTTGGACTGCCGTAGCTGCGACCATTCTTGATCCGGCTGCGATTTTAATTTGATCGGCTGCGAATTGAGCAAGTGCGTTGGATTGGCGTTTAGCTTGGTCGATAGACTCTTGATCCATCGCTTTGAAAGCCGCCATAATAGAACGAAGCTCGCGGCGATCATAAGAGATCGGCTCATTTGCCATTCCTTCGCTCCAATACTTCAATCGCCGTTAGTAAATCTTCCGCGTTTTCCCAATATGGCATCGGGATACCGGTAGCTATTGCCAACTCTATTAAGAGCCGGTTTAGGCTTCCGGCTGGGTAGCTTTTGGGTCTTCGGAGTCTCCGATTATTAGTTCATCGACTGTTAGTTCCCAAACATCATAAGCCTTTACCGGCTTTCCGGCTGCGGCTCTGACATAGGCGGAATGGGCTAAGAATAAGAAGTCGGTCTGCTGGTAATTACTTATGTCGGTCATTTTATAGATCGACTTACCAGTTTTCCTTTCCCACTTAGCCCACTCAGGAAGCCCTGCGGTGTAGGTTTCCACTTCGCCGTTTGTGTATTTAATTGTGAGGTTTAACTTCATCTCCCGATCTCCCTATTTCTCTTAACTGAAGGTTTCTGTTGGGGTTCCAACTACTGTCATCGTCCAAGTATCTGTCAAAGCTCCGGGAGCTGCGCCACCGGCACTTGGGAAGATTGGAAGGACATTGAAAGCAAATACTGCGCCGGATACTGCGGTAAAGCTAACGGCGAGTGTTGTGTTAGGTGCTGATTCAGCATCCGACCACATTGCCTCGAACAAGGATGAGGTTGCGCCCCAGTCTTGAAGAAGCTCGATTGTGAAAGTCCATTGCTTATCTACGGACTTGTAAGCGCGGCCATCGAGAGTTTGATATGTCTCGATGATTGTGTCGCAGGAAAGTGTCGCACTTGTCGCTTGAGCATCGTATGTTGCGGAATCAAGCGTAAAGGTGACATCGCGACCGGTAATTACTGTCGTTGGCACTTTATTCTCCTTAAGAAGTTTGCTCGTAGCGGACGCTCAAGCGGATATCGGATACCAAAACATTTTGGACTCCGATTTGAGTTACCGAAGGTCTTTCGACTGTCGATAGCTCATACTTGGACGCTGATAGAGCGCCAAGAATACTAATGACTAGCTTCTCGAGATTATCGAGAGAAGCTGGGTTGGACATATACGCAACGCCAACTGAGATAACATAATTTAGATTAACTCGCGTTGGGCTGCGCCCGATGGTCTCCAAAATCATATAAGGAGAGTCCGGAACTATAGCGGCGAAAGGTACCGCTGGTGACTCGGGAACTACATCATAAACATTGGCAGCGACACCAGCTAAAGCCGTTTTAATTGCGCCTCTAACATCACCGGATATTGTGCTCGCTGGCATTATGACACCATCGAGGAAGTATCGAGATAAGATCCTAAGAGTCCGGAGACTCGGTTAAAGAGTGAGCGGCCTAATCTAAACGGCGCTTGAGCTGGGCTGAAATCTACGCCCTCGACTTGGACTCCGGTGGTGCGTTGTTGGAAAACTTCGCAGCTGATAGCAAGAACGGCAGATTCGACTGCGGCATTTCCAACATAAGTGGAAGCCCCGACAAGAGTGGCTGTTCCCGTAGGTATGACATTAAATAAAGTGACATCTGCGGCGGTAATTGCGCAGGTAAAGGTATCGAGATCGACATCGGTGATTGTCCGAGTTCCGTTAAAAGTTGCCGAGACTCCAGCAATTACAACCTGCTGGCCTTCGGTAAAAATTGTTTCGCCTTGAGTGTAAAAGGTGGCAATATTGTCTTCTAATTCTGCCTTGATGATGCCCTCTGAGTACTTGACAAGAAGCGGAAGAATTACTGTCTCCGCTGTATCAATTACATCATTCAAAGTGGCATCTGAGTAAAGAGATTGGCTAACACCGAGCGCAGCGCGAAGCTCCGAGGCTGTAATGATTGTCGGCATTAGCCAATCCTTTCCACTAGGTTCCCCTCAGCTCGGGAGCGGACTGAGGGGAGAGTTAATTAAGATACGAACAATGAGCGGAATGCTGTTGGGTATTTATTTACTACTGCGACATACCCGTAGATTCCGATTTCAACGCGTCCGTTGGCAACAATTGTCGAGCGGAGCTGAAGTGTTCCGGACTCGTGGAAGGTCATTGCTGCGGATGGATAAACAAGGGCAGCCTTATCGCCGACATTGTTTCCGGTGTAGTTAGGATCAACAATAAGGTCGAGTCCTGCGACTGTTCCGTTTGTGCTGCCCTGAGTTACAAGACCGCCAGCGTTTGAAGGTGCTGCGGCTGCGAATAGCGGACGATTTGAACCATCAACTGCGCCAACAAGGTTAGCGAAATCGATATTTGTGTAACCACCGGACGGTGCTACGAGTAGGCGGTTAGGGGTAAAGCGCATTACGCCAAAAGAATCTGCGATTCCGTCTGCGATTGCCTTATAGATTGAAGTTCCGCTTGAAACGCCAGCGTTATCTGCTGCGATTTGTGCTGCGTAAGCATCTGTCTTTTGTGCGTATGATGCTGCGAGCATACGGATAAGTTGATCAATGTATGAAGGCTCAGAGCGATCTACGAGCTCAACATTTACAACATTTGCGCCAGCAAACTTGACAACTGTGGTTTCGAGATTGTCGATTGCTGTGTCGGTTGAATCGAATTCAACGCCTTCAGCTGTTTGTGCGACTGTTGCCTGTGCGGTGATGCGAGGTGTGTAAATCTTCATACCGGTCGCTGGTAGAGCTGCGCGATCGATTGAATCTACGAATGGACGGGAAGCATCGACAACGCCGATTACATCGCGAAGATAAGTAGGTGGAACAACGCCAGCATTTTCGCTGACTGTTGCGATATCAAGAGCTGCGACTAGATCGCGAGCGTCTGTGTCTCCGCGCATAGCATTAACTTGTGCGCGAACATATTCTCCAGCGGTGACATTTAGATTCACTCGCGGAGTTGTGTAGTAGGCAGCCTGAACTGGCGCCGGAGCAGCAGCAGCTTCCACCGCTACTTCTGCGGCGGGTGCGGCTGGAGCGGTAGTGTCTGACACTTGGTCTCCTTCGGTTGTTGGTTTCTCCTCGACCTTTTCGGCCTCGGAATTCTTTTCTTCTGATGCGGCAACTTGCTCAACTCGAGCGGAACGAATTGCTGGCTCGGTTACAAGGCTTACCTCAACTAATTCGGCGGAGCTGATGCTCATTACGCCTTCTTTGTTGCTCCATTCATTAACGGCAACGCCTACGCTAAAGCCGTCTCTTAATCCTTCAGCGGCTTCGACTAGAGCATCTTCTCCGGCCATCGTATTAGCAATACGAAATGAAGCTTCGATTCCTTCAGGTGTTACTGTGGCATCGACTAGCTTGCCAAGAGGCTTTTCTAAACGATGCTCCCATAGCAATTTAACATTCTTGCCAAAAGCAATCGAATCCTTTTCGAATACTGTGCGGCCGGCTGAAGTATTACCTTCTTCGCCCCAAGTAACAATGGTTCCGCTAATTGTGCGCTTGCCGGAATCGGCTGCGGTTACTTTCATTGGAAAATTAATCTTCATCGGATTAGATCCTCTGCTTGTTGAATCTGCTCAACGCTCATCGCGCCGATTGTGTTTAGTATCTGATAGACCTGCGCTCTCTCCAATGGAGAGCCGCGTAGGAAATCATCCAAGTCGAACCGGATTGAACTTGTGGTCGATGGGATGAAATCTGAAGCGCTGAGTCTTTGCTCAATCGCTGTAAGTATTGGACGGAGTGAGAAATCAACAAGGGCGCGGCGTTCCTGAAGTGTATTTGAGTAGGTCATAGTAGAGACCTCTGCGCCTAAGAAGTGAGCAGGAATGCCGCAAGCCCGACTCAATTCTAATGCTATGTATTGACGCGCTTCATTTAATTGAATTGTTTTAGGATCAAAGCCGAAAGATTGTAAATCAATGTCTGCGTTAAGGATTGCGGTTGAATTCTTTGATTGACGAAGCGTAGTCCAAGTTTCCTTAAGTGCTTTCATTCTTTCAGCACTAAGGTTTGTGCCATTTGTTTTGAGAACCATCATTGGAGCTGGCTCTTTAGCATATTGCTCTGCTGCTGTCTCTAAAGCTAAGGCCGCTCTGATAGTTTTACCGGAAGTGTAGAGCAGCCCCTCATTCAATCCGTAAAATACGACAAGAGAACCAACTCCAGCCATTGGAACTGGTTTTGAATTAACTGCGTAACCAACAATTTTGGTTCCAGTTGAATCATATTGAGGCGATACCCATTCGTAAGGGACATAAGTAGCGCTACGAACTCGTCCGCCATCTGTTGCGGCATAGGCTTCGGTAACTTGCCAATAAGCGTTGCCATAGAAGAATAAGTCGGAAGCGGTAAGTGCGTAAATCATCGATCCGGGAACTGTTGGGTCTGGTTGATGAATTACTCGAGGCGCTTCAATAAATGCGCCAGTTGATTTTTCAAATTGCGATAAAGGGAGACTGCCGATTGTTGAGCAGATAATATCTTTAGCTCGTTTAATGCTTGGAACTTGTAGCGCTTGGATCTTTGTTGCTGTCATTCCAGCTTGGGTGTTCCATAACTCGCCGGAAACTGTAAAAGGTTTAAGAGCTGCGGCGATATCTACTGATTCTGATTTAGCAGGTGCGCCAATAAGTAAATCCCGGAATAATCCCATTGTGTCTGAATTGTATGCTAGGCATTAGACAACTAGGAGATCCAACTCGCTAGGTGGAATGGTGGCGTAGTGAGAAGCCATAGCAGCGGCTACCGCTCCCGTGATAACCGCTGCCGAAACTTTGCGACCCATAACCCAGCCGCCATCTCCAAAATTAACCCTTACCGCTGACAAGCAATGAGCCGTCAATTCTTCTTGGTTGCTGTGAAGTAATCGGCCGCTTGATATTGCGCTTAGGAATTCATCGCAGGATTGGGCGTAAGGCTGGCCGTCTATTGCTTCGCAAGGAAGTCCGGCTGGAACTAATCTTGCGGCAACGGCGCTAGCTGTTCGCGCCGAATAAGCGATTTTCTGGACATTGAATCGCCGAAACCAATCGGCAATATCGTTAGCTATCATTTTGTCTGATAGATAACCCGGATTAGTCCAAGTCTGAAGAAGCTGAACTTGGAACTTGTCCTTATCGACTCGCTGACTCGCAACTAGCGCCGCTTGCCTTCTATCGGGGGAAAGGTCTATTGCCAACCAAGTATCAGCCGATTCATCTAAACGCAGACCCTCGACCGCGCAAGATGCCCAAAGCGATGGCTGGATAATTGGATTTATTGTTGCTGTCCATTGGCACAAGACTTCCGTCCGGACAATATCTTCAGGATCACTTAAGACCGCTCGGATATTGTCAGGATGGATGGTAAGCCCAAGTGACGGATTAGCTTGGGCTACCCCTTCCCAAAAGGTCGGGGAATTATCAAATTTAATTTCTGGTGGAGCCGACCACTCCCACCAGCCAAGACTTAAATCATCGGACATCATCGAGGCTAAAGCTCGTTCTCGCATTTTATTTAAAACGACCGAGTGCTGATCTCCGGCGTTGGATAGTAGGAAAGCTTGAGGGTTGGCTGAGGCCATTTGAGTGAAACGCAAGCTCGACCACACATCTTCATCGTGATATTCGCGGGCTTCATCAAGCCAAATACTGTCGGGCGATGCTATTCCTCGAGTGGCTGAATTGGAAGCTCTAACAAGGTATCTTCGACCGCCGGTAAATTGAAGTTCTTGAAATCCTCGGGCTTCTAACTTTTTAGTTAATTGAGATTCCAGCTCAGGATGCTCCGTAATGATTCCGTAAATTTTGTAAAAGATTTCAGCTGAAGTAGTTAGCTTGTGCGCGGTATGAACTTGTAATTTCTGCTCTAATCCAAAGATTCTCCAAAGAATTTGCCAAGCCATCCAGCTCGATTTTCCGTTTTGTCTTGCGACCAAAATTCCATTAACCGGAGTTTGCCATCGACCATCAGGCTTGACTCTGAGCACTTGCTCACTTAACCATTCTTGCCAAGGTAGCAAATCTTGACCAAATTTGGCACAAAATTCGATAAATTCAAGTCCTTTGCTCGGGTTTTCGGTGAGTTTTGTGTGAATACGAGGCTTTACCACACCTCGGTAAGCCGATCCAGCCCGAAGGCTCACTAGGTCGGCTGGTTCGCTCCCTTTATTTTCCAGTTCAAGCATAATGCCGCTTGGTCTCGGTTTTTTCAGGGAGAAAATTCCCAAT